ATGTTCTGTAAACCTACCCCACAGTGGGTCAGTGTTATGAAGAACATAATGGGATTCATAACGAGTTATCTGAATAAGGTCTTTGATAATATAATGGATTTCATTGGTGAAATGGAATCTACAATCCTTAATTGGGTTGAGAACGCAATGTCTGGTATTCAGAACCAGATTTGTAAAGCATTAAATGCTATCAATGGGGCAGCAGATAAGATACTGTCGGCAATTAATGTTGCCAAAGGTATAGCAAATCTGGCTAATGGTATTAAGAGTATCTTCTCTCTTGACTTTACTAAGTTAGACTTCCAGTCACTTCTTAGCATCCTTAAAGCAATCCTTGCTATGATTCTTGGTAACAAGGGTTGTGAGAGGGAGAGTCGAAAACCGAAGTCGCAAGCATGGGTTCCATTGTTAGGTACTACACAATGCGACCCTGAGGATACACCAGGAATTGCAGGTCCAGGTGGAGGAGACTATAGTAATTGTCCACCACCGTCAGGTACAAATGCACCAGGTTTAACCTCTGCTTCTGGTGGTACAGCATCTACTGGTACATTCTTTGATGATTTCTATAAGAATATTAACCCATTCTTGATGGAGACTCAGACATCACTTAATGGTACTAGAATACTTAATGATGCAACGCCAGGTAAAGAGAAGTTTGTAACCTCTGGTCCTGGTGGTGTTACCTATTTCCAAGATAAGAGAGGTAACGAGCACTTAAACGTACCGTCAAACTGGACTGCTATCTATGGTGGTGACCTAGTACAGGATGCAAAAGGTAATCATGTGCATACTGTAGAGGGTGATTACTACCTCAAAGTCATGGGTGACATGCATATAGAAGTTTCTGGATCAATGAATACTCATGTATCAAATGGTCCAGGTGCTCAAGCATCTGATGCTAACGGTGGTTTCGCCTCAGGTAGTTCATGGAGTGATCAAAAACCATTACAGGCAGCAGGTAATAGTTCTAAGTTTACTGCAGCAGATTATAAAGACTTAGATCCCGAAGATGGATTTGAGGCTCTCGAAGCGTCTGGAGCCAGTGCAGCAACTGCAACTCAACAGATGCAAGCAGTTTTACAGGATAAGATAGCAAGACGTAATAAGCCACAGTTTGATGTGGAAGTGGGTGAAAGAGAGTCTAAATCTGTACATACTGTTGCAGGTGACCATGATTGTAACTATCAAGGTGACTGGACAGTACAGGCAAACAAGTTTAACTTCACTGCTGTATCAGCTATTAACTTAAAAGGACAGCAAATCAACGAAGAAGCAGGTACTATCTCAAACACTGCACATGGTGAGATTATTAATGAAGCAAACTGGATTACTTCATTCCTTAACTGCGGACGCTTTGATATCATTGGTATATTCCAGTTTATGCCAGTTATAACAGGACAATATAGTATCGTAAAAGGATCCATTGTAGATGTTACTATGGATCTACCATTCCCAGGTGCATCACCTCCAGCTCAGGTTCGTCTTTCTCTGGGGCAGTCAATGCCTACAGCGATGGCAGATATTGTAACAGGATCCAGTGCAGGTGGTCACATGACCTTAGTAGCCAGTCCTACAGGTGGCATAGGTGAGGTTGTAACTGCAGGAAAAGGTGCTATAATCAATCAGTGTACTTCTGGTATTATTTCCTACGGTGTCGGAGTCGGATTCTCTGCCTTCGGTACCGCTTTGGGAGCAACCCAGATCTATGGATTGCCTGTTATGTTAAACTAATGATGGAAGATTTAGTCGATTATGTGGAACATGCTTTTATTCATGTTTCTACACGAAGAGTCGTTCTAAGGGACGAGGAAGGGTATACTGAAGAAATTCGGTATGAGTTTAATGAAGATGGGGCAACCTGTTTTGAGGACACTGTATCCTTCTTACAAGATTTTCTTGATCCAGAAGAGTTAACTTTTGTATTCTAATGAATTCACAAATCCTAGAGGTCTCTGTTGATGAGATCAAAAGCAACCTTGATTTCCTCTTGACTTTATGTGAAAGAGGTAATACAATAAAAATTGTGCAAGATGGGAAACCATCTATTATAATGGCACCAGTTCCTGAGTTCGTATCTAAATACGAGCAAGAAGAACTGCCAGATATTCCTATGCCACAGGATTGGAAACCCGATCCAGTTGGTGTGAAGGCATATGTGGAAGAGTCACTCGCTGAAATGCAACAAAACTTTGAGCAATGAAGTATCACTTGTACGACGACCAAGAAAAACATCGTGGAACTTTTATGAATATTGAGGAACTACGAAGGTATCTTTGTGATCGTAAGTACGATATTAATTGTGATGCAGACATATCATGCACATTTGACTACATTAAACACATCAAGTGGTCATTCGACATCGAGGAGTAACTATGACAAAAGATTGGGACGACAGTAATTGGAGGGAAGAGTACAAAGCGTACACTTCTAACAAAAAAGAATTAGAACTATTGGAAAATGGTCCTAAGAGTTTATCGCAATCATGGATATTACAAGCACTCCACAATAGATGGATGAAGGTAAAAGGATATTCATATCCAGAACCACCTGATTGTCAATCGTCATTTAAAGAATTTAACGAAAAGATCAAATGAGCGGTCCACACGTCGAAAATTATCATAGTAGTCCACCACCTGAGGCACAGCATCGTCTAAACACGTTGAGTGATGTCATAGGTGATTACCTCACTAGCGAAGACTCTTCAGATAAAACCTATGAGGATATTTTGACTGAGGTTCAGTCATGGATTGACTATCATAAAGAACATTTAGAGAAAGCAAATAAACTTAAATCACTTCTACAAGGAGAGAGGATTTTGGACGTATAAATAACTCGGAAGAACCCATATAGATGAATAGTGGCAACTAAAAGAATATCACAACTTGATACTATAGCTGATGCGTTGGTGACAGGGGAAGCAGTGCTTCCTATTGTTATTTCTGATCCACTTATTCCAAATAGAAAATCAAAAGTTAATCAACTTTTTAGGTCAGTTTCTGCAGGCTCACAAGCCGCTCCAGGACTGGCTTTCGATTTGGATAGGGACACAGGGATTTACCAGAGTGCAGTTAATGAAATTGGACTCACGTTCGGTAGTGCATCATTATATAATCAACGTAACGCAAACCAAGATGGTTCATCAACTTTGCAGATTCGTGCAGTTGATACAGCGTCAGCAAACTCTAATGTAGAGATAGTTCCTCAAGGTAGTGGATATTTCACTGTCAATGGATCTGCTACATTTACAGATTCCAACGTTTTCTTCGAAGGTGACCAAAACCCAGGAAAGAAGGTAGTCTTTAACGTAGATACAGTTTCTACTGCAGGTGGTATACGTCGTTTCGACTTTCCAAATGTAGGAGCAAACACCTCAGCAACTATTGTTGCAGCAGACACATTTCAGACTCTAACTAATAAGTCTATTATCATTAAAGATAATGACCTTAGTATTACAGGTTCTACAGACGTTGCTAAGATTGCAAAATTCGAGACAGATGCATGGGATGCTCCTGGTCAGCATATCTATCGTCTTCCTGACTATGGTACTACCATTACGCAATCAACATTACTTGATGATATAACTCAGCAAGACGTTAAGAACAAGAACATGGTTAACCCCACGTTCTCTACTACACCGTCTACAGATGAGAATGATCCAACCAAGTACATCATCTTCGATCAGTCTGGTATTACACAAGACAGAACAGTTACTTGGCCAGATCTTAACGTTAAGGTAGTTGGTGAAGCATCAACTCAGACATTAACAAACAAAGTTTATAAGGGTGCCATTTTTGAGGACTCTGGTGATGTTACCAAGAAGATTAGTTTTAACCTAGCTAACCTCAATGCTAACAGCAATTTACAGTTCACTTTCCCAGAAGGTTCTATTTCAGAACCTCTAAATAATGGTAACGATTCCAACGTTTTGGTAGCAGAGAAAGCAACGCAGACTCTTGCTAACAAGACTATGGAATTCATGAAGATTAACAACCCAGAGAATGTTAACGGATTAATTTCTATTGATGCGACTAACATTACTGAACCAGTTAACATTCAGTTTCCAGGTGCGGATGCTACATTACTATCTACTAACAACATCGAGGCGGTTGGTGTTAGCTTTGGTGGTCCTTTATCAGCACCTACATTCGGTGGTAGACTCCGACTCCAATCTTTTTTCCAAGCAGGGTGGTAAATTAAAATGACAGCAGGAAGGTTAGCCGCCTCAAAACCAGGGGCAACGACAAATACAATACTATACAGTCCTGATATAGACAACAGTGCATCTGTAGTATTGACAGCAGCAAATCAATCAGGATCAGGTGTGTCATATCGTGCAGCATTGCGTGACTATGATCAGATTTTGACACTTGATGGTGATGAAACGACTGCATTAGAGTTCACGAAAGGGAACCCAGTATCAGAATATAAATTAAAAATTAGTCCAGGTATCAGTTTCACTGATGCTACACCTGGTGCAGATATTACGACCCAGAATGGTGGTACAGCAAAACTCCTTGATGTGTTTAAGGACACTGCTCTTTTAGAGAGATGGGTCAAGGTAGAGAAATTACTTGAGACAACGGGTGATAACGCAAGTTTAACGGGTATATTCCAACTTGGTGAGACAGTAACTGGTGGTACATCAGGTGTTGCAGGTGTATTGAGAAGTCTAGACACTGAGTCTGGAACTTTTCACGTCGCCATAGCAGATGTAGCTTCGGGGGCCACAGCAGTTAATGTATCAAGAAACACAGGTCTTGCAGATGCTGCAAGGTTGATGATATCAACGCAATCAGCAGACACAGGTACAGAGATTATATCTATTAATGCTTCTGGTATTAACACTACTACCAATGTATTAACAGTAACAAGAGGAGTATATGGTACAACCGCAAGTGCAATCCCTGCAGGAGCATTTGCTAAGTGCTTTATCGACTCTGCTACTACATCTACTATCAACGAAGGTGCTACTTTCGCTGCAGGTGATACAACTCTTACACTTGCAGATGCAACTGGATTCTTAGAAGGTGGTTTCATACAGATTGGTAACGAGACAATTCAGGTTTCTGCTGTTGCAGGTAACGACTTGACTGTTGTTCGTGGTCAGTATGGTACTTCTGCAGTTAACCATAATGATGGTTCTACAGTTACACAGTTAACTGATGCAGGTGATTATCATCTTAACTTCTTTACTGAAGGTGAGACTATCACTGGTGGTACATCTAATGCTACTTTACCATTAAACTTCTCTCAACTTTCTAACCCTATCACTAACCAAGATAGATTTATTGTTGCAGAGGGTGCTATTGGTAATACATACGAACTATATCTGAATAAGAACCTTAATAATGAAAGAACATATAGATTCTGGCAGACAGATGCTTCTAACACAGGACATCCTTTCAGATTATCTGAAGAGACTGATGGTACTCAGTCATTAAGTGGTACAGAGTATACCACTGGTGTAACTAAGGTAGGAACCGCAGGACAAGCAGGATGTTATTTGGAGATTGAGATCACTGCTAACTCACCACTATCGTTATCATCATACGCAGAACCTGCAGTAGCAAACACTGCTGACAGTAACGCAGGGTTTGGTTGGTCACTAAACATTGTATCTGCTCCTGCTTATGACGAGATTTTCATCTACAAACTAAGAGGTGCACCATTTAATGCTGCTGATCAGTTTACTTTAGGTGAGACAACTTACACTGTCGAAGCAGCAGGTGTAACTCCAGGTGCATGGGGTTATGTACACTCCTTTGATAAGGCACTTAACTTACTGAAAGTTTCACTTGATGGTGATTCTGCAGCATTTGCAGCAGGTGGTCAGATTTATGACACACCAACTATTGTTAATGAAAATAGAGTTATGGCAACTATTGTTGCAGGTAAAGCAAGAACTCTGGACAGTGTAAGTGGTGCTGACGCTTCTCGTGCTGCAGGTACATATACTGGATTGACACCTACAGGTGGTAATGGAACACTTCTCAAGGTTGATGTAACAGTTGATGGAGCAGGTGCAGCTACTGTAACTCTTATCAATGGTGGTAAGAACTATCAAGCAAATGATACTGTAACTCTTACAGACTCCGTTCTTGGTGGTGGAGGTGGAGCATCATTGACATTTGATGTGGCAACTATAGGTACAGGACAGTCTATAGGTGCTACTGCAACAACTTTTGCTAATGATGAAGATTATTTCGCTTATGGTAAAGCGGTTGCAGCAAATGCTGTTGATCGCACAACTGGTATCGTAGTCGGTCCAGGACAAAACATTTTAGTTTATAGTTCTGCTGCTGATATCTCATATAATGTAACTGGTTTTGAGTCTCAGTCAGATGATTACACACAAATACTGAACAGTAAGACCACTGGATAAATAATAAAATAGGTAGCAGATCCCAATGGCACTAACCCGTCTTAAAAATATCATCACGTCGAGGACTGGTCGTATTATATACGTCAACCCCGACGACTTTGATGCTTCGGATGCTTACGATAATAGAGGTAACTCAGCGTTACGTCCATTTAAGACGTTACAGCGTGCATTCCTAGAAGTAGCAAGATTTTCATACAGAGTTGGTCTAAGTAATGACGAATTCGACGCATTCAGTATCTATCTGTATCCGTCAGATTATGTTATTGATAATAGACCTGGTGTAGCAGATTATAATGATATACAACCATTTGATGCTAACACAAACTTTGACCTAACTTCTTCTAGTAATGTTCTTTATAAATTTAATGCAGCTACTGGTGGTATTATTGCTCCTCGTGGTGTCTCTGTTGTTGGTTCGGACTTACGTCGAACCAAAATCATTCCAAAATACGTCCCTTATCCCACAGTACAGGGTAGTCTCGGTATTACTGCTACTAATGAGCCTCTTACTGCTGCGATTTTTAAACTCACAGGTGGATGCTATTTCTGGCAGCAATCCTTTTTTGACGGAGACACTAATGGAGTCTATTACAGATCTGACGACATAAGTACCATTGCACCAAACTTCTCACACCATAAGCTAACGTGTTTTGAGTTTGCTAATATTACTGACCTAGAACTATATTATCAGAAGATATCTAAAGCATACGCTACTATACCTGACTCATCAGGTGTTGTTGCACAAGACCAGTTACAGGTAAGGGTTGAGGAAAACAGAATCGTTGGTCCTATCTCCGACGAATTTGCTATCTCACAAATTATTAGAAATGGACAAACCGCCACAGCGTTCACAGTGGACGCACTCGGCAATCCGAAGAATCATGGATTCTCCGTGGGTGTCGCTGTTAATATATCTGGGGTTACTGGTCCTACTGAGCAGGATCA